CTTTTGGATTCGGAGGAGACGGCATTCAAGAACAGCTTGAACGATCGAGTCAAGGGAGCTTGGACAAGAGCCAAGTGGCCCGAGTTGATGACAGTGGTCGAGTTATCGGTTGCGGCTACGACCTCACCTGTTGCGGCCGACAAAGCCGTGCAAATCGACAACTCTTCGGTCCTTGATGTTTTCGGGGTTTACGACAAGAACCCGTATGCTGACCGCACCGCAATCCAACTCGATTATCGATTGGTCAATGGGTACATCGTTTTACCTGCCGAATCCTCGGCCACTTCAATTTTCGTAGTAGGCAATCAAGTTCCTCCGTCTAATTATGGTGACGGTGTCGGCGAAACGACAGACCTCCCTCGATTCCTCGAAAGATACCTCGTTTTAGCCTGCGTCTCAGATTGGTACAAGGCCGATGGGATGCTTGAAAAAAGCTTGGCAGAGGAGCAAATTGCCGAAGAAACCTTGGCCTTGGAAATCGACAGAGTCGAGCGTCTAGAGGGCATGAACAAAATCACAATCCAAACTTACCCGAGCTACACCCTCGGCATATCAATTCTTCAAACTACATAAATATCATGGGACTATCGGGAATAAATATTTTAAACAGCATGGGCGCCAATGGTTGCGTATATGTCAACGACACGGTCGCACGGACCAACGGAACGGACGGCTTCACGGCAATCCAATTCTGCGAGGACTCGGTCTTGGCCGCAATCACGGGGAAGATGGACGATTCGGCGGATCTCATAAGCGATGCGATCGTTTTTAGCCAAGGTCAAGTTATCTATTTACCGACGACGAGTGTCCAACTGACTTCAGGCAGTTGCATCTTATATAAGGCTTAAGAAAAATGCCTTATTTATCACTTGGCTTGCACATCGGGGACGCCGATGCGGACGGGGCAGTTGGTCCACCGATCAATGGCGTTTTGAGGATGGAAAGCGGCCCATATTTAAATTGTGAAGATGGATCTCTACTCGCGTTTGATTAAGGAAAAAAATTATGGCAAATAAGAAAATTTCAGCACTGAGTGCGTTGGGTGGACCACCCGCAAACGACGATATCATCCCAATTACCGATGTTTCGGACACCTCGGGATCGGCCAACGGTACGACTAAAAAGGTGACGGTTACCAATCTTTTATCTTCGGTCCCCGTCTCCTCGGTCAACTCATTGACGGGCGCGGTATCCATTGATGCCGGCAACCTAGCAAATTTCAATTTCGATGGGAATGCGATTCTCGGATTTGACGCAACCTTGAACGATCAGACGGGTACGGCTTACACTCTTTTAGCATCAGATGCGGGCAAACTAATCACTTGCGACAACGGGTCAGCCGTGACGGTCACCGTACCTTCGGGATTGGGCGCAGGCTTTACCTGCTCGGTCATTCAAAAAGGTGCGGGGCAGGTTACTTTCACGGCCTCCTCGACTACGATCAACAATCGCCAAACACATACTAAGATTGCAGGGCAACATGGGGTTGCTTCCTTAGTCGCTACGGCGGCGGATGTTTTCGTCTTAGCGGGAGATACAGCAAGCTAATGAGTTTGGTTTTGCCGACATTTAGCGGTTTTTCCCAACCTGCGGGCGGTGGTGCATTTGCAAACACCCTGTCGGGAAGCTTCGATGGCACTGATGATTATCTAGCCGTATCAGCTTCATCTGACTTCAGCTTCGGGACAGGCAATTTCAGCACAAGCTTGTGGTTTAAGGCTGAAGTAATAACTTCAAATCTTTATTACGCCCTGTACGACTTTAGAGGAAGTGGAACCGACATAGCTCCTACGCTGTATCTCGCGACCCAAGACGGGTTTCGTCTGTACGCATGGAACGGATCGTCTGCTGTGAATTACAATACTACACCTACGGCAGGTCAGTGGTATCACGTTGCTTATACCCGAAGCGGCACTACAGGTACGATTTATTTAAACGGTGCGTCTGTAGCGACAGGCACTGACAACGCTAACTACAATATGTCAACACCTGCACCGAGGATGGGTGGACCTGCACCTGGAGTCACAGCAAGTCACTTTAACGGTAAGATTGACGAGTTGTCTGTTTTCGATTCTGCTTTATCAGCGTCTAACATTACTGCAATTTACAACAACGGATTTCCAAACGATTTAGGAGCCAACGGATTAAATCTAAGCCCCGTAGGCTATTGGAGAATGGGAGATGGCACAGGCGATACTGATTCGGGCGGAGGCGCGCCTGCAAGCGGGGACACAATCGGTACGATAGTAGATCAAGGGTCGGGCGGGAACAACGCGACAGGAACGAATGGACCTACCTTTTCAACTAATACACCTTAATAAAATGAGTAAAAACTACGTAATCATCGACGCTTCGGACGTCGCTTCAATTGACTTCAACGAAGTCATGGAAACCTCGGCAGACACGCTGAGATATAACATCGACCCTGCCCGAACCAAGACTTTCGTGAAATTCGAGGGATCGACTCCTAGTTTTCTCGAAGGCAAAACCCAATACGACCATTCGGAAATTCTTACTATCCTTGCAACAGACGAATGGACCGATCCTGACTTCCCGCCCGCATGAAACGATCCTATTTAATTTTATCGGCCGACATAGCGTTGCTTTTGGTCATTTTAATCCTCTCAGCCTGCTCGTTCAGGAGTGCCTATCCGACCTTAGGCGCAGTAGCAGGTGGGGCGGCGGGGACAGTCGCAGGCGGACCCGTTGTCGGCGGCCTTTCAGCAGGTGCAGGGGCATTGGCAGGCGAAGCCTTGAAGAATAAGGACGCACTCATCGAGGCGGAAGAAACTATCGATGCACTGACACATGGGGATGTGGATAAACTTGTACAACTCGGGCTTGAAAAGAGCCTAGAGGAGCATAAAAGCGGTTTTCAAGAATTCACTAGCTACATTAAAAAAATCTTAATTATAGCGGCTTGCATCCTAGCCGCCTATTTGTCGATTCCAATTTTCGTAGCCCGTAAGACAGCAGAAACTTGTTCTAAAACTGCCGCCGAAAAACATATGACGAAACCTCCATTCCCAACAAATGAAAAACTTTAAAACGTTACTTTCGCTCTACTATGGAATGACGAAGCAAGGAAAAATGGTTACTTGGTTCTGCATAATTCTTATCACAATCCTCCTCCTCGATTGGCTCTTCTAAATGATTGATCGAGACTCACTGTTAGGGATGTTGGGAACGGCCGCGACTTTTAGCGGTAACTTGCATGAATACATTGGAGTCGTCGCTGGCTCGCTAACGATCGTTTTTATGGCGTTTAAAATTTGGGCTGAAATCAAGGCTCGGAAGAAATGACCAAATATCGGACATTCGGCAAGCTCGACGATCAATTCGTGACCGAGGGTGATACGTTCTTCACCCGAATGAATGCTCGCCTTCGTCCGAATCAACTTCAGCCAGGCGAGGTCGCTTTGTCGAAGAACGGTAGGATGAATGAGGATGGGACTTGGCAAACGAGAAAGGGGCTTTCAACTCTATTCGGCTCGATCACTTCAGGAGCCGACTCAATCCGCCTGCCGTGGGTTGCAACTTCGGCCCTTCGTCAATCGGGCATCGTTACGATTACACTTAATGCAACCCCGAGCCTATCTTTCATACCTGGCGACAATATCACAGTAGCCGATTTAGGTTTTTCAAGCGATTCGCCAAACGGAACTTTCCCTCTTGCGAGTGTTAATTTTAACACTAAACAGATTACTTATATTTCAAGCTCTTACGTAGTACATAGTGGTGTATTTTACAAATGCATACAAGCAAACACTAGTTCTTCATCTACCGAGCCTGGAACGTCAGGAGGGGCGGCATATTGGTCCACAGATACAAATGCATCAGAAGCCACAGCGTGGTCTGCATCTTCTGTTTCATATAAGGGGCCAGGTGCTGATGAGAATCTACCGCCAAGGACAGAAAGCGTAGGCAATACCTCAGTCGTACAGACGGGTAACTCGATCACTACTACATTAAACTTCACCCTAGCCGATGACGAAGTAAACGAAGTCTATGGCTCTGCCGTTTTTTCCGATCCCAACAGCAATTCGGATGATTATGTTTTCACGGCTACCAACAACCTCGCGGTCATTCTTCGCTTAAAAGATTTGGCACTTTTTAAAGCTCGGTACGAGGGGGGAGGGGAAACAGTAGATAGCCCTTGTGACATGGTTCAAGGCTTTAATAAAATGTACATCTTTCGCACTCGAAAGACTACCTTGGCGGCCACTCCCGCTCTCAATTCCTATGAAATTTCTTCGGCCTCTCAATCGCTTCAGGTAATAACTGTAAACACTACCGACCCGCACCTCCGATCAGTAGGTGACTATATTACATTGGTCGGCCTCGGTGATTATACGACGAACCCGAATGGCGTCTATCAAATCGAAACCTCGAGCCCGAATCAATTCACAGTCAAGATGGTTGATTCGCAGACGAAGACTTTCAACATCTCGGGTGCTCGGGCCGAATACTTTGCCGACTTTACCCGAGTTGCCAATGGTGCTTACACGGCTCCCGTCTATATGACCGACACCACAACGGTTTCAAATAATGGAGAGGTCACAATGGACATTGTTTCGCACGGCCTTTCGGCAGGTGATAACCTCACAATTCAATCGGGCGACAGTCCATTTGATCTTTTTGCGGACCAAACTGTTAGAGTTACTTCGGTGCCATCGGTAAGCATTTTTTCATTCAACCTAGACGTTGCCAACGTGTCCATCGGCCAAGCGAAGACTCTGACCGTCTCCAAGCCATTGGCCATCGGAAAAGGATTCATCCATCAGCCGGCAAGCCCCTTTGGAGTAGTCCATCAACGAAGGCTTTGGCTTCCCTTTCAATTTACTTCGGGGACTACTCCTGAAGATCGAAAAATACGGGACGAGATCGTGGCCTCGGACATCTTGGACCCCGACACATTTGACGTGATTGGCAATCAGTTTCGGCCAAGTGCTGGACAAAGCGATTACACGGTCTCGCTTAAACCTTTCACTCAAGACTCGCTTGTTATATTCAATCGAAAATCAATTCATTTGATGGTTGGAGTAAGTGGATCTCTTGCTGACGTAAAAACAAATGTCGTAACGACCGAAATCGGTTGCTCGGCTCGAAAGTCAGTCGTTCAAGTGGCCAACCAAATCTTCTTCCTTTCCGATCAAGGGATTTACTCGGTCGAGTTTTTTGACGAGTTCAATTTGCGAGGTACAGGCACCCCGATCTCGGAAACGATTCAGCCATTCATCGATCGAATAAATCAGGACTATGTCCACTTATCGGTTGGGGTGTATTTTGACAATCGAATATGGATGGCAGTTCCGTTGGATAGTTCGCCAGGACTCGGGAACGGCACAAAATTGAATACCATTTTAGTATATAATATTTTGAATAAGGGCTTTGAATCGATCGACTCGGTCAACTCCACGGACTTTGCAATTCGTGACCTTTTGGTTGGCCGAGAAGGTTCACAAAATGCACTTTATCTTACGACCGAGGAAGGCGGAGTCCACAAGGTCGATGCGGTTGAGAGTGGCGACATCGTTTCTCTAAATGCGGGCGAATCCGAGCCCGAAACAATTACGATCATCAGTCAATTAACTTCTCGTCAATACGATGCAAATCAGATTGATCGGAAAACTTTTGCTCGAGGTGAGATCCATTTGAAAAGCGGATCGGAATCGATCACCGATGGAAGCATTTCTTATCTAACCGAAGACCCCGATTCGACAAGCACTTCGACCTCGGTTTCCTCTTTGCTCGGCTCGACTCTAGCGAGCGACGAGGATGCATCTATACGCCTCGGAATCCGCAAGAGGGGCTTCGGTATTCAAGCCGATTTCAAACCATCAGAAGGGCGGCCTTTCGTCCGTGCTTTATCGGTAGACGCACGAATATCGGACAGGTCGAGAACTAGCATTTCATAAGGAGAAAAATCATGGGAGTAATTACAACGGGACAAACATTTTCAAGCGGCGACCAAGTCACCTCGACCAAGCTCAATGACATCGCCAATCAGGCGACCTTTACCTCGGCGCCCGAAACGACCGACGATTCGACTTTGACCATCTCGGGCGGAAAGCTGAAAGTGAAAGACAATGGGGTTGGCTCGACTCAGCTTAAGAGCGATGCATCGACTGACTCCAATCGGGCTGTTCAAACGAACCACATTCGTGACGATGCCGTAACCCTCGCCAAGATTGCGGACGATGCGGTCGGGAACGACCAACTCGTCGATACTGCGGTCACGCCAGGCACCTACACGAACGCAACGGTCGAAGTAAATCAACAAGGTCGAGTTCTTACCGCATCGAGCGGAGCCACTCCCACCTCGATGACTTATTCGGGGGCAGGTGCTTCACCCGCCACAGGGAGTCTAAGCGTTACCACGTCCTATCAAGACTTGGATCTCTCGGGTTTAGTCGGATCAAATCGGGCTTTCGTGATGATCATGGTGACGGCAGGGTCAGCCGACACTCAGTTTTTCGCCAAGCCAAAAGATGTGACACTCGACCCGACTTATCCATCGGGTGATGTATCGGGTGTAGGTTGTTCAGGTACTTTTTTAGGGACAGGATCGGGCAAGGGCGGATTAATAACGGTACTAACCGACTCGAGCGGGATTCTTCAATATAAGGGAAGCCATGCTTCTACGGCAGTCGCCTACACGGTCCTTTGTTTTCAGGCACTAGTTTAACAGGAATAAAATTATGGACGAACAAACTCAAATCGACCCTTTACAGCAGGCCGCGAGGCTATTGAACGAGGCCGCACCCGAAGGCGAAGGACTCGCATATATAAACCAACAAGAAGCCGAAGTGCTTCGTGGAATGGGCGGGGCGGGCGAGCCTGTCAACTCATCGGGTATCCCCTCGTTTTTCATTCAAAGACTTTTTGGCGGGGGGAAAGATCCACGAGATTTAGAGAGGCTCGACGTTGGAAAATCGGCAAGGGATTATGTTTCTGCGATGGCCGACCCGGGTTTGCAGAGCGATATGCTCCGCCTCCGCCAACAATTTGATCCTCAATATCAAGATCTTCAAATGGATCTTGCTCAACGGGCAGTCGATCCAATGGGTCAAATTGCTGAAGACTCAGCTAATCGATCCTACGACACCCAAATGAGAATGTCCGATCGAATGGCCGATGATTTGAGGACTCGAGGGGCGGCCTTTACCGAGTCCGTCCGTTCAGCCGATCCACTCATGCAGGCTCGAGTCCAACAAGCAAATCAAATGGCCGACCAAGCTTATCAAGAAGCCCAAATGACCGACCTCTCTCCCGAAGCGAGAAGGCGGGCAACTCAGTCGGCTAGGGAGGGCTCGGTTGCTCGAGGTCGAGGCATGGACAATGCTGGCATCGCCTCTGAGATTATGAGCAGAGAAAAAACTTTGATGGATATAATTACAGAAAAACGAGGCCAAGCCCAAGGGTTAGGCTCGTATGCATCGAATCTTAATCGATCAACTGCCGACCCGCTTGCGATGTTTAGGACGGGGCAAACAGGATTGCAACAAGGATTGGCCGAGCGAAATGCACTTTTTGGCATTCCTCAAGAATCCATCACGCGAATCAACCCTGACGCAGGTGTAAATATAGGGATGCAAGAATTAGCCAATCGAGCGAATTACGATGCCAATGTATATGCGGCTAACGAACAAGCCGCAAGTGGGGCCGCTCAAGGGTTTATGAATATGCTCGGGTCGGCGGCTGCAGCCAAGTTTTCGGCTCCAAGTGGCGGTAGTGGCGGAGGCCCAACCTCCACAACGTTAAACCGATAGGGAGGGATCATGGCAATAGGAGATACAGTAAATGCAGGTCTCATGCGGACCGACTTCTCAGCTTTCCAACAAGCGGGCTTGGCAAATGCTCAGGCAAATGCGGCATTCGGAAATGCGGTAGGAAATTTTATTGACGATTTCTACGAGAAGAAAAAGTTAAAGGAAGAAAAGCAAGAACGTGAAAAGTTTTATCGTTCGCAGGGCTTTAATCCTGACGAGGCGAAGGCCGCTTCGGGTGACAAGGAGCTCGCCAACTTTCTAGAGAGGAAAAGGGTCGAAGATCGGAATTTTGAATTGGCGAAAAATGCCGAGCAAAGGCTTTTAAATACTGCTAATTTTACAAAAGGTAGGCAGGTTAAAGCCGATGGACTTGCAGAGCAAGAAAGGTTGGATGATATTCAGGCGGATTCGTTCTTTATGGAGTCGCCTTCAATTCAAATTGACGATCCTAATTTTGTAAAACCTGAAACTGATCCCGATCCTGATGGCCCATCAATAATGCCTCAAAGGGTTGTATCTCCTGCACTCGCATCATTAAGAGGTCCGTTTGCGGAGGCTGGTAGAAAAATTCAACAGGGATACGAGTCGAAACGAATCTCACCACAAAAAGCAAGGGAGGAGGTCGAAAAATTACAAGCTCGACAGGATGCTACGTCTAGCGATTACAAGGGAAGGGTCGCTTTGGCTAAAGAAGTCGAATCTGTTCGCCAATTGATGGAAAAACCCTTGGCCGATATAGCTTCAGATTTTAACAAAGATAAACAAGTCCAAGATTTCAAGAACGTTAAAGTATCTTATAATACGATTCTGATGGCGGCTAATAACCCATCGGCGGCGGGCGATCTTAGTTTGATAATTGCCTACATGAAAGTCCTTGATCCAGGTAGCACGGTTAGGGAGGGAGAATTTGCAAATGCAGAAAATGCGACGGGAGTCCCTGAAAAAGTCAAAAATTTCTTTAACAATTGGACGAAAGGAGAGAAACTTTCTAAAGAGCAGAGAGAGGATTTTGTAAACCAAGCAAGAACGCTTGTAGAAGCCCGAGAAAAATCCATCGAACCCGTCGTCAAACAGACTCGCCAAAAGTTTGACAGGCAGATCGTTGGCCAAGGAAGAGGGCTTTCTGTCGAAGCCGCAGACAAACTTTTCGAGGAAATTGTTTTTCCAAATATCATGCTTGAAGATCCCGAAGGAGCAAGTCCCGCAACCCCCCAACCTCCGACCGAAAGAATACCGACCGCCGACGGACAGGGATGGATTGAACGGATAGTAGACTAATGGCCAAGTATAAGATCAGCCATCCCCAACTTCCGCAGTTACGGGCAATACTCCATTTGCCCGAAGGGGTGCAACCGAGTGAAAAGCATTTTTGGGAAGCCGCCAAAACAATGGTTCGGCCATACGGTGCATCGCAATTAACTGATAAATCAAAAATCATCGCCTATCGAAATGGTTTCTTTGATTCGCCAAGTACACCAATTTTCGATCAAGAGGATGATCCCAATACTTTGCAAAGTGAAGAGCAACAAGGGATTTTATCGAGCTTGATGGATTTGACCAAAGAGGGATTGAGAAGAGTTTCCACAGGATCATCACCCCATGAGAAGGTCAACCTGTTAGGCTCAAAACTTGACATCTATAATCGTAAGATCATCCCCCAAGACTACTCGACTGACAATTTTTCCGAGCAACTTAAAAAGGCTGGCAAGATTACCTTTGGTAATTTGGACAACATGGTTCCAATCACCAAAGTGGATGATGTTGTCGCTCGATCCTTGAATCAAGTAGGGCTTAAACCCACTAAGAGCAATCGAGCAAAAGCAATAAAAGCGGCAAGAGATTATTCCGAGGGAAACATCAAAGCTTCGCTCGGTATGGGTGTAGTTCGAGCTCAACAGACAGGGCAATTTGTCAAAGAGGGGTTGCCATACTTAACGAATAAAATGCTTATGGATGAGGCTGACGATTCCGATGTATTGGACTTCGTGAACTCATCGATTTCATTCGATAAATTGATGTATGAAAGTGAAAATGCGGCCAAGTTGGCGGCATTTGCGATGGACAACCCACTTGAAAGTATTAAAGCAAGTGCATCGGGAGTTGTTGGTGGAGTCGTTCAAAGTGCTCCATTAGGCTCGACTCTTGGAGTCGATTCCAAAAGCATTCAAGATAGAATATCCAATAAAGATTCTTTATCGTTTGACTCCCAACTACAGCAAGATTTGTCCACGGGTTACCAAGAACCGAGTGAGGGGCTAAGTCTACTAACTGAAGTAGTTGCCGACCCATTAAACTTAGCGGGGGCACCCGTTGCAAAAGCTGTTACGTCTCCACTAAGGATCGGCCTTAAAGGTCGGATGCTCAAAACGATTACAGATGTTCAAAAAAATACAACTCGATTGGCTCAACTTCAAACTGTTTTAAAGAAATTGCCCGAAGGGGCTCGCGTGACTCAAGGGATAGTCAAAGGGCAAATTGTAAAAGTAACCGAGGAGTTGGCAGAGCAACAGAAGATTTTACAAAAATACGGGAGCAATTCGCTTACCCTTAGATTGGCCGGCCAAGCTTCACCCGAAACCCTCGGGAAAGTGGCGATGGATACCTTAGACCAATCGACTGAGGCGGGTATGATCGGAATGGGATTGGTACGAGAGGCGACCAAAGCTTCCGACAAAATGAGCAAACTCAGAAGAGTTGCGAATGTGGCGGCAAAGTACAATCCTGAGGTTGCTGGTGCAACTGTTGGGGCCATGATTGCAGGGCCAGGTGGGGCAGTTGTAGGGGCGGCTTTACCGAGCCTAATAAAAGCTCTTCGGGTCTTATCTGCAATGCCCGAAAACATGGCCATTCGTTCAATCATAACGGCAAATAAAAATGCAGGGATGGAAATATCCGAGCAAGTTGCACGGCAAAGATATAAAAGTGGGATGAATCAGCTTAGTGGTTTTTTAGGGGTGACTTCTGCTACAGGGTTTGCCCTAGATCAAGACTCATTGGGCGGGGGCGCAGGTATTGCCGCATTAACGACATTCCTCGGGCCTAAAACACTATCTCTAGTAGATAATATCACAAGAGACGCTCGAGTAATCGGATCGGAATTGACTCTAGCGAGGACGGGGGACCATACGCCATTCTTTAGACGGTTGGCCATGCTTCCGACTCCCGATGAAGGATTGATCGGAGCAAATACCGACAAGTTCAATATTTTGATGCGAGCGGCTCCCGAAGGATTTTTCGCACGAAAAGTAGATGCGGTAGTGCAAGGGTTCAAGGCATCTAAAATAGACGCATCCCCATCACCTCAAGCTTTTCGACGGGGGCCGCAGGGCGAAGCAATCGGGCAAGCCCCAACTATTTCAGGTGCTACTCGGTCAGTAGCTAATTTTCTAGACAAGCCTGGCGCAGTAGGGCGATTGGGGACGCCAATCGAAGTCCTCGGCCGATTTAGTAAAGGCATGGCCGCAGGGGCGAGCATACCGACAACAATCGGATATATCGCATCAGGAGGGCAAGCAAGTGGTGCAATCGCAGGGGTAGCTATGTCCGCACCCTTTACGGCTCTCGGGTCGGGTGCCGGGATGTATCAGAACTATAAAACAAAGGGCGATCTTTACGCCAAGCAGATAGGTGATGTTCAATACTATCGAGAGCATTTGACTAAACCCGAGCAAGCCGAATTTGACGCATTGCCCGCAAATATTCGTGCGCAGATTGCAGGCTACAGTCTTTCTCACCCCGACGTCGTATTCAAACAAACGACCCAAGGGGAGGGTGGATTTGACCCTGTAAATATGGAAGTGACTTATAATCCAAACGGCACGGAATACCTAAAAGGTACGATGGCCCATGAGATTACGCACTTTATGGAGATTCATGGTCTTACCCCAATGGTTAATCGAATTTTATTCGGGGATGAATTGACGGGAATGGCAGGCGAATTTGCGTCTTACGATTCAGATGGGAAAATCGTATATACCGACGAGTTTATAAAGCTAAGAGATATTTACATGGACAAGTTGAGGAAAGATGTCTCGCTTGATTCGCAAGAGGCAATCGATGCGGTTACGGCTTACGAGTCTGACCCCAAATTGATAGGGCGGGAAATATTTGCCGACCAAGGGGCGGATTTCCTTCTTAGTGGGAAACGAGAAAAAGCTTTGAATCAAGGGCCATTCGGCAAGCTTGTCGGGGCAACGATTGACGGCATTACGGGGGTATCATTTCTTCGGGACTTTTTGCTGAAATTAAATCTCCCTCTTAACTCGGAAGGCAAATTCATTACATCGACGGGATTGTTTGATGGTAAGCTCCGAAAGATCCCCGAGCTACAGAATTTAATTGAGAAGTATTATAAAGATGTTCGAGGCTTGAAAAAAGCTCAGATCGAGGGGGAAAAGGTTACTGATCCGTTGACTAAAAGGACAAGAGAGACGAAAGGGGCAAGGCCGATCGACGATGAGTTTGACACTTTATATACAGTCGAGGATCAGAAAGATCCGAATGTTGTCGATAGACTGAACACGGGGGGGATTTTTAAAACCAATCCAACCACGGGAGAGGTTGAGAGGGATTCGCTTAAAAATCCAATCCGAATGACAAAAGGGGAGGCGGATGATATTAGCCAAGCCGCAGGGGATCATGCCGCTAAAGTATTTGAGAAAAATGGGATTGAAGTCGAAATAAATGATAAGGGACGGCCGTTCGTAAAAGACTTGGGAGCATTGACTGAGGATATCATTGATCAACTTGCAAAGGGGCCAATCCATCCAAGACAGATTGCCGCTTTGCGGGAAATCTCCCGAGCATTAAGGCAAGGAGATGGAGAAAGAGCAGGTATGTTGCTCGGATACTATGCCGCCACTCAGGGGAGAAAACCCAAAGCCGTATCCTTTGCCATTCGTACTACGATGCCCTACGGTTTCGAGCTTACAGCACAAGGAAACATTTTAGTCCGCCTTCACGATAATAAGCAAATTCAAAGAAATCTTAAATTCCTCAAGGGTGAATTACAGGCTAAGAAATTGCCCGACGAATTGGTCGGAATGTACGATGACTTGTTTGGGAACGACAATGCAGTTTGGGATGCATTTGAGACTTATCGTAACAATACGTCCAACGGAATTGACGGGCGAACAGGCTTGGACCCCGATCCCGTTAAAGCAGATAAGAAACTCAACTTTCTTAATGCTTTGCATGGCGGAATCGATAAGGCTCATGTGGCGAAAAATCCTGTTTTGTCCGCAATCGGATGGAAGATGGCGGGAATTAATCAGAAGAGGAGCCCATTTGGCCCCGCAACTAAAACTTTCCGCCTTGATCGGATATTCGATGCTAAACGATCGGGCACGGCATCGGGCTTTAACTTGGAAAGGGCTAAAAACTTAATGGCTCCACAAGGGCAAAAGCTAATGATGCCCCAAATGGAACTCGACTTCTCCCCGCCCAAGGCCACTCAATCCCTCGAGAGCAAGCCAAACTTTTGGGAGATCTATCGAATCAATCCAAAGGGTCCGAAAGTCTATGACGAAGTGGCCGACGTTCTGATCCAAGTCGGAAGCCCTTGGATGGACGGCTCGATCATCGAGAGCCAGGCCCCCTTGCTCGGGCTAGAGAAGGGCAAGCTCAGGCAGGCGATGGATCGGGCCCATCGGAGAGCCGACAGGGGAGGGGGGAAGATGTTTATGCCTGCCGCCTATCATGGAACCCCGCACACATTCAAGGCCGAGGAGGGTGCCCCTCTAGGCAAGTTCAAGTCCTCGCAGATCGGGACGGGCGAGGGGGCGCAAGCCTATGGGCATGGGCTTTACTTTGCGGGGAAGAAGGAAGTGGCGGAGCATTATCGGAAAGTGCTAACTCAAGACGAAAGAGGTTTTTACGATGGTCAACCTTATAACTCAAGAGACCCAAGGCATCAAGCGGCACTAGATTTGGAGAACTTTGGGGATCGAGAAGCATTGATAGGTTATTACGAAAGAAGGGCTAAAAGAATGCCTAATGCTGATCGTAGCGATTTAGTAAAAGTTCTTCGTGATAAAACTGAAGCTAAAAAGACCCCACCACCCAAAGGCTCACTCTACAAAGTCGAGCTCGCCCCGAAGGAGAACGAGTATCTGCTATGGGATAAGCCTCTGTCCGAGCAACCCAAGGCGGTGCGGGAGAAGGTTGAGAAAGGTTCAGAAAATTTTGATGATTTAGTCGGATATAGTAGCTATAAAGAAATGATTGATGCTGGTGGGCTGTCTCGACTTTTTAGTAATGATGGCGGCAGTTTTTACGATACTTTATCAAGAGAATTAGGAGGACCAAAAGCCTCCGCCGCCCTCAAAGAAGCCGGCATACCAGGCATCAAATACCTCGATGGTGCATCCCGAGGCAAGGGCAAGGGCGATTTCAATTATGTCATCTTCGATGATTCCGACGTCACGATTACCGAGAAGCTTTTTATGCCAGCCTCCGAAGCGGGTGCATCGAAAGGGAAGCTTGCCGAGGCCGCAAAGCTATGGAATGAGAAGGGTACAGATTCGCCATACTTTAAGAATTGGTTCGGCAAGTCCAAGGTAGTCGATGAGAACGGGGAGCCGTTGGTGGTTTATCATGGGACGAGTGATAAGTTTACAGCCTTTGATGCAGACCGATACCAAACGATAAATAAAGGTGACTTTGGTGAAGGCTTTTATTTTACCCCCAAAAAGGGGCAGGCAAGACTTTACAGCCAAGATGCAATAAAGAAAACTGACCCCGAAGTTTTAGCCCTCCAAAAAGAATACGAGGCACAGGCAAAACAGCTTGGGACTTCTACTATGATGGCGGCTATAGATTTAGGATTAAACAGTCCTGAATATAAAAAACTACAACAATTTGAAAGCAAGCTCGATCAAAAGTTGCAGAGTATAAACAAGGGAAATGATGAAATAATTATTGATTCATATCTGAGCTTAGAAAATCCCTTAATAGTAAAAAGCACATCGGCAAGTGACCCGTTTCTAGCTCAATCTGCAAAAGAACGAGGGCATGACGGCATTATTGTAAAATTCGATAATGGAAGGATTGACGAAATAGTCGCCTTCTCCCCCGAACAAATCAAATCGGCCACAGGCAATCGGGGAACCTTCGATGCGGGGGAGGGGAATATTCTTTTTATGCCTGCTAGTGAGGCTAAGAATAAACTTAAAGACTTGGAGGCATCTGCTAAAAAAGACCCATTAGACAGCCCATCAAGAAATCATCTAATCCAAGCATCGTTACTTGAGGGGATAATAAATGAGTCACAAGGAGGGGCAGAGTTAGACATTAGGATCGGGAAGCATGAAGGTGGCGAGGGCTCGACATACATTGAGTACATTGGCGAGGATGGTGATGCTTTTAAGATTCGTGCAACAGATCACGATAGGCAACTTTCTAGCATCACGAACCATCGCAGACCCGATTTTACATTAGCATCCAATAAGAAAAATGTCTCAGAATCTTCGGGGGATTGGATCGATGCGATTGTAAAACTTGAAAATAAAACTGATTTTAGAGTACCTAAAAGGCTAGAGGATCGTATAAAATCTATTATAAGTCGAAGGGAAGAAATACAGAAACTCAATCAAGAGATTGCCACCCAAGAAAGTTTGCAAAGGGAGCAAGCAAGTAAAGCGATTGAGGATGCCAAACTTAAAGCTACGGGAACCCTTGAAGGTAAAGCTTTATCGGATGAAATAGATGCAATTAGGTTGGAACTGCAAAACTCTTCGGGAACAGGGAAGTATACGAGAAACCAACGCCAATCAATGTATAAGAAAGTGAGGAAGCTTGAAAAGCAACTTGAGGGGCTAGGTCGAGGAGAAGTAAATTTCATGCCCTCCGATCCAAAAGCACCAAAGGCTCAACCCACCAATCGAGTCCAACAGCAAGCTCAGTCGATGCCAGCCAATCGCTTCATGGCTCCCGCATCGATGGCCAAGGGTGAACTAAGCGAGCGCTTTCGCTAAACTCCTATCCCCATCGGGCTAAACCAAGCCCAACCCGTTGCGTTAACTCATGTAAGTTACTGTAAGTTTGTGCTTGTAATTGTGAATAAGTGCGCCATTTGTTTACGCAAGGGTTGGAAGTGTAAAAAAGGGAAAAAATGAAAAAAGGGAAAAAGATAAAAAACCAGCCTTGGCGAAACGATTGGGTTTGCGTCATTTCTTATAAGGAAGAGAAGAGAAAATGCTTTGCCAAGAGCGAGAAACATATGCTCGTCAGAATGCCCGAAGCAGTCCATCGAAAATGGGGATTTTGGTGCAATATGAACACGAAAACTCAGGAGCCCGTCGGTGATAATTTTTGGCGAGGTCATACGTTTTGTGCGAGAGGTGGCCAAAGGATCGATTGGGAGCTTTACTACAGGGGAAACAGGATAAAGGAGGCCGCCAAACTACTCGGCCAAATAGGAGGTCAAAATGGGGTCGGGAAAAAGAAAGTAAGGGGCGATTCGAACTACTACAGAATGCTACAATTAAAAGGAGCTTTGAAGCGAGCCAAGGCTTCTGCTAAAGTTAAACAATAAAAGTTATGTTGCACAAACCTCTGATAATTAAAGACTTTTTTTATAATGCACAAAAAAATCATAAAGGTAGTTGACACTCCTCACAATAAATGGGAATGGTTTATCGACAAGCGAGACAAAGCTCTCATGTTCTTTCACAAATCAACCAAAACCTCGGCGGGAGGTTAACTAATTTGATTCGCACAATATGCGTTATGGCCCTTTTCACTACATTTTGAGTGAATAAAATGGGAGGTTAAAATTTCGTCGAGGTGTTACTAACACACCTCATGGACCAACTTTTAAACTACCATAGCACTTTCCTCACCAAAGGGGAAGTAAAAGAAATCTTTCGCCTCACCGACCGCCAGGTCAGCACCTGGACGGCAAAGTTCAAATGGCGAAAGGTCGGACTTAAGTTTCTGACCGAAGATATTAGAAATACGCTTTCCATCATACTCGAGGAGGCGGCATGAAGATCACCATCGGAATCGATCCAGGTGCTTCAGGCGGTTACGCAATCGCTTGGGACGGGAGCCATAGTATTAACCTGCACAAGCTCGGCGAAGACTTCGAATTTGTCGAGCACATCCAAGACTTAAAAGATCATCCCGATGTAACAGAAATCGAGGCGGTGATCGAATTGGTCCCGCCTTTTGCGGGCAAGATGATCCCTTCGTCCGCTTCCTTTAAACTCGGGAAGAATTGCGGATTTCTTGAGGGAGTTCTTCGGATGGCCGAAATCCCTTTCACCCTCGTTCGACCCCAAGAATGGCAAAAGGGCTTGGGCGGCTTGCAAGGGCTAACCTCGGGAAAGCGGAAGAAGGTTTTGTGCAATCATGCGAAACAATTTTTTCCATCGGTCAAAGGGCTCACCCTCAAGACCGCCGATGCGATCCTTATTCTAAGACATTTTCTTATAAACAAATAACAATGGGCCTCCACCCGTAAAAATGGAGATAGAGAGACTAAATAAATATGGCAATATTAACACAATCACAATCAGGAGGAGGGGACGGGCCGATCACGGGATGGGCTATTACTAACCCTTCACCCGCAGGCCAGCACGTCGCTGTCTGCTTGGCAGTAAAGGATACACTTAACTACGAGGCTCCCATGTATCGATCGAGTCCCGAAGAGCCCATCGTCATGGAGACCAAGGACGTAACGCGCTTCCTTTTCGGCCTAGCCGATGGATCGATGGTTCAAACCCACGAGATGAAAATTTCGAGCAACGACAAGAGTAAGCTTTTCAATACTCTTACCTCTTGGCTCGGTCACCCGCCTGTCATTGGGTTCGACACTGAGAGCATGGTGGGAATGGGTGCTACGATTTCCATCGTTGGGAAGGTAAGTCGGAAAGGTACTGAGTATTCGGACATCACCTCGATCACTCCCGTCATGCCTCAGCTTGCAAGCTCGGTCCCAAACCTTGCGAACTTCACGGTTCCGCAAGATAACAATCCTCCCTCGGCACCCGCCGTTGCCCCCGTTCAGCCTGTCCAACCGATGGCGCCAGCTCAAGTGGCTACTTCGATGACAGTTGATCAAGCGCAACCCGTCCAACAGGTTCAGCCCGTACAGCCTGTACAGCAAGTCGTACAGCCCGTGCAACAGGTTCAGCCCGTACAGCCGGCTCAACAACCTGCCCAAGGTCAGCAGACACTTGGTGGGCAGTTCACACCTCCACCATCCGAATCGGTTCCTTTCTGATGAATCCGATTCATTGGTGCTTGATGCTCGGATGGTTGGCCGTAGTGATCGACATGGTCGTTTCCTGACATGGCTATCATCAAAGCAACGCCCAAACGGGGCGGGGGTGGACATTGGTATGACGAGAATGCAAAAGCTCGGCATACCATGCCCCTCGCCTCGGGGAAGGGCGAAAAAAATACGACCCTCAAGGAGGCTAGAAAGTATAACCTATTTCCATCGGTCACGGGCATCTTGGGGATCTTCTCGAAGCCTGGCCTTGATCGTTGGAAGCAGGATCAACTCCTTCGCATAGCTCACGAAAGCCCTGCTCAAGATGGGGAGAGTTTTGAAGATTATGCAAATCGGTGCCTTGTCATGCACGAAAAACCCGTCGAAGAGGCGGCATCGTTTGGGACGAGGATACACGATTCTATTGAGAAATTCTATGAGGGTGAGCCTATCGAGGACGAGTTGCTTCCGTACGTTAAGCCAGCTTTCGAGTGGAAGCAGGAGAATCAACTCCGATTCATCGAAAGAGAAAAGACCATGACTAATCTTGAATATGGTTTTGCGGGTACCGTTGATATTGTCGGCCTCGGACAGAACCAAGAAAAATTCGTCATCGATTGGAAGACTCGTAAAACCAAGAAAGGAGTTCCCGTCAAATCTTACGACTTCCAAGTTCATCAGATCGCGGCCTATGCGGCGACATATTGGGGAGCCGATCTCGTCGATGCAGAACAAATCCACGGGGCAAATTGTTATGTGTCCTCCGTGGAGCCTGGTCGGTTCGAGGTGATCAAATACAGTCCCGCTGAAATCAAGGATGCATGGACCGTATTCAAAGCGGCCTGTGCAATATGGAGGAGCGTCAAAGGGTATGACCCAAGAAAAACAAACTAGACGTCAGATGTGGTATCGCTTCGGCGAGCCCGTATCGTGCTTTGCTGTGTCAATTCCCGAGACACTCAAAGTGGTGATTCAAGAGGAGGCCCGAGATCGGGGGGTCTCGGCCTCCTCGTTGGTCACAGATATTTTAATGAGAAGGTGGCGTAAGCAAGTGAGGGAACATGGAAAACAAGGATAAGGTCAGCATCAACGTTTTGATCTCCCAAGCTTACGAGAAATTTTGGGACAAGAACAAGTTGAGCGTTGATTCCGATGGGAAGGTTTTTCGGACAAATGTAAGTCGCAAAAGGCCGATGTCAGGCGTCGATTTTAGGAAGCCCGAAACAATTAAAAAGGATAGAGAGAATGGGAAAGTTTACTGAATTATCTAAAGCGACAGGATTCCATCGAGTATCTTGCTCCGAATTTATTCGAGGAGTGACCGACCCATTTGAGAAAAGCGGGAGGATTCAAAAAGAATTAACCGATTGCCTGCTGGCTATATTGGCTTTGTCGGCTCCTCGAGGTGTCCCCATGTCATGCCGAGAGATCGGAGAATTTTGCGGGATCTCCAAGCAACGGGTCCATCAGATCGAAAAGGAAGCTATGAAGAAATTAAGGAGCAATACGACAGTCACTCGCAAGGAATTTAGACAATGGAAATAGATAAGGGACGAATCGAGAAAGCTCTGAAGGATTTAAAAATCCTAGCCGCTCAGATCGGCAACGCTCGAATCCGAGAACTCTACCGAAAACCCCTCGAGCAATTTATTAAAGACGTAGCAAAAACATTATGACAAAGAAACAAAAACAGCCCCTTTTTTTGAAGGGATACCAAACCAATCCGCAGGGCAAGAAGGTGCCGATTTACACAACGGTCGAGCCTAATGCTTCTTACGGAATGATCCCTTCCGAATCTCCATCCCTCCGAGGGGCGAGGCTCAAGAAAAAGAAGAAGGAGGGCAAATAGCATGGGTCAGTTCATGGGGTGGCAAAGCTACGACTTACCGCATCGATGCGATGTTTGCGGGGAATTGGGCGAGGAGGAAGATATTGAACAATGTTGCCAAGGGAACGAACAGGAGTTCCTGAAGCAGAGCGAAAAAACAATCGAGGAGATGGGACAGGAAGGTTGCTACCTTTCGCAGAAGGAGAAAGAGGATAAAGATGAAAGCTGAATATAAAATGGGCCATGGTATTCCCCGAGGGGAGAAAGTGATTATTAAGGTCGGTCCTCGCCAAGCCGATGCCTCGCTGAACGTCGAGAAGGAAACTTGGATGCTTAAAATCGACAATCCCGATTTGCCCGAGCTCGAGTTTCCAAGCCTCGAAAATGCGGTCCTGTCGGCCGTAACGATCTTGCAGGAGGATTCACTTTGATCGCCTTCGACCTCGAGACCGTTTGGTCGAAATCCTATTCGGTCGCAACAATGGGCCTCGACCGATACGTCAAGGCTCTCTCATTCAAAGTCACCCTCGTCTCTTTAGTTGGGGACGATGGGTTTGAATGGGTCGGTCCACCCCAACAGTTACCCGTGGATCGATTGCAAGGCCAACAGCTTGTCGCTCACAATGCTGAATTTGATTCGGTCTGCGCAAGGATGGCAATGGCGCGAGGCCAAATGCCCCTGTTCGAGCCGGCTGAATGGATATGTACAGCCGACATGGCATCCTGGCATCAATTGCCCCGATCCCTCGCAAAAGCTTATTTCGAGCTATTCGGCGAGCACTTGGCAAAGGATGCACGGGATGCGATGGCAGGGCTTTCAGCCGAGGAGATAACGGCAAACCCTCAGTTTAAGGAATACGCATTGAACGACAGCCGAGCCTGCTTGAGGATTTACAAGGAACTCGAGTTGGGCTTCCCCGAGAGGGAGAGAATCCTGTCCGCCCTCAATCGAAAGATTGCCAGCCGAGGAATGCCACTCGATGGGCCGCTCTGCCAAACTTTTATCGATAAGACCGAGAAGGTCATGGAGGAGATGGAAAAGTTTCTTCCTTGGGTAACCGAGGATGGCCGAGGAGCCGAGCCAACCTCTCCAATGGCCTTGGGGAAGTATCTCCAAATGAAAGGCGTTCAGGCGCCTCCATCGACCAAGGAGGATGATCCCGACGTTCTTATATGGAAGGCTAAGAATCCCGACCATTCGCCTGTCCTCGATGCGATGACTCGGTGGAGAAAAGCGAACAAGGCGAATAAATTTTATACGGGACTGATTTTACGAACCCGACCCGATCGCAGGGTCTCGACCCGTCTGCTTTATTGCGGGGCGACCCATACGAAAAGATTTTCGGGAACGGGCGGAATAAACTTTCACGGCATTCCACGGGACGAAGTCGAAGGCACCTCGGCCAAGCGTTGCCTGAAGGCAACCGAGGGGCGGGTGATCGTCTCGGCCGACCTTTCCCAAATCGAGCCTAGAGTCCTTGCTTACCTGGTCGGAGACATGGACTTTCTCGGCTTGGTCCGAGGGGGGATTGATTTGTACGAGGCTCATGGTCGAGCAACAGGACTCTATAACCATGACGAGCCGATGAAGGACTTGGCTCCCGAGCTTCGCCACCTATGCAAGGCAAGAGTCCTCGGCTTGGGCTACGGTTGCGGGTTCAAAAAGTTTGGGCAAGTGGCCGAGGCTTTGACCGGCGGAAAGGTCAAGATGACCGAGGCCGAGGCAAAAAAGCAAGTCAATGACTATCGAAAAAACAATCCCCTGATCGTCAATCAATGGAAAGCCCTCGAAGATTTCGTCAGGGAACAGGCCAAGGATACACCTGAATGTGTTGTCATACAAACACGGGATGAGGCTCCAATTCGATACTTCAATGTGCAAGTCGATGGCAAGGGTGAGATCACCGCCCAAAAGGTCAGAGGGCAGGGGAGGACCAAGCTATACGGCGGGCTTCTCATGGAAAACCTCGTCCAATGCCAAGCCCGTCAAATCTTTGCCGATGCGATCATTCGTTGCGAGGCCGCTGGCTTGCCCGTTTGTCTCCACGTTCACGATTCAATCACCGTGGAGGTGGGCGAGAACGAGGGACAGGCGGCTCTCGACTTACTGATTCAAATACTAACCGAAGAGCCATCCTATATGCCAGGGCTACCCTTGGCGGCAGAAGGGGAAATTAAAACACACTACTAATGGAAAATATATATAACATGAGAAAAGTATATCAAAATTTTAGCTCAGCAAGTCTGCTTTCCGTAACCGTCGAACATAACGGTGTGCATACGGGAGATGCCGATCACAAGGGATATGTAAAATTACTTTTCAAGGATGAGGGTAACTGCATGGATGTTAATGGAGAGAAGTCTGAGCACGTTGAGATTATACTAAAAGGGGACGCAGAAAGGGACACTTTAATAAAAGCACTTTTTGCGATTCTTAGGGAGCTGTATGGCCCTATTTACGATCATAACGGTTCCATCCCTCATTTTGATTCTGAATAAGACTTATGAAACCAATAAAAAAACTAAAACTTACTGAGGCAGAGTTAAATCAATTGTGTTTAATACTTGATACGAAGATAGCACGGCTAACGAATGATAACACATGGTTAAAAAAGTCTGACAAAGAGAAGAAGTTGCATCGTAGCGAAATGAATTTGTTGAAGAAAGTTTTTTACCAATTGATTTAGATGAAACCGAGCACATGGCGGACATTGACCCGCTTGGAAAAAGTCGAGGTGGCGACCATTTGTTTAGATCGAATGAATGCAGACGAGAGAAAACTTTTTATCGAAAGGTATGTAGACGAAAAGACTCTTCGAACATTAGCCGATGCCCGTGACGTCCACCCCGAAACAATTCGCAATCGTTTAACGAATGCATCCGACAAAGCGAAAGCCTTTTACCAACTTGTGGCCAAAATCGACGGCCTAGACTTATGAAACCAATAAAAAAACTATTCAGCATCCTGTTCTTCATGCTCGCCGTAGCGACGATCATGTTTGTTTTCGCCTCCTTTTTACTCGGCATCTTTCGAGTCTTTTCGACATGGATGTAGAAATAATCGGAATCTGTGGGCCGAAGGGGGTCGGTAAAACAACCTATGCGAAGACACTCGATGGAATGGTCTTCTCATTTGCAAAGCCCTTGAAGGAAATGCTCATCACCATCCTCCCAAACGAGGGTTGGATCGAAAAAAAAGAGGAGACTCCTCCTGGCTTTCCCGAGCATTGCACGGTCAGGTATATGCTCCAATCACTCGGGACCGAGTGGGGCAGGGAGAGTGTCTACCCGAACATTTGGGTCGATGCCGCATATCGAATGGTCCACCCTTACATAGGCAAGCAGACCATCATCTTTGATGACGTTCGATTCCCAAACGAGGCTTGGGCGATTAGGCGGTGGGGAGTCACTAACGAAATCCTCACGAAAATCATTCACGTCGGTCGGAAGGGATTCGAGCCCGACGAGGATGATCATCATGTCTCAGAGGCGGGACTTCCAAAAGCTTTTATCGATAAATGGGTGACGGTTGGCGAGGATGGCGAAGAAGAATAACAGGGCAAAGCAAATGGCGAACGATGCCAAAATTCGGAGCCTGCTCAGGAAGGTTGGAACGGGACCCATGTCGCAGTCGGAGATTGCCGATCAAGCGGGGATCTCCCGACAACTCGTCAATCGGATAGAGCGAGGGGCCATACAGAAGTTAACCGAGCAAATCGCTCGAATCGTGGGGAGTGGAGAGGATGGGTAGGAGATACGAATCTCAAAGGGATCTCGATAACGAGCAAGAAATTGCAAGTTTCTTGAGCCAAGCGTGGGGATGCAAATTCATAAAGCTCGAAGCATTTAGGTGGAGAGTTGATTTTTTACTCTGCGGTCCAAACGAGAAATTCGCTTGGTTGGAAGTAAAAACGGCTAACATTAAATTCGGCTCACTGCCCTTCATCATCTCATACAAGAAGATCGAGGCCGCCCGAGCACTATCCAAAACATCGGGATATAAATTCATCCTCATTTATCGATGCAAGGATGCACTAGCATATCATGTTTGGGACTTCGATAAGAAATACAAGTTTGAGTTTGGTGGGCGAAACACAACGGTCCGAGATCCACAAGATATTGAACCCGTGTTTCGGATCGACCCGAAGGACTGTCACAAATTGGAGGGCTTTAAATAATGGCCACATTGAAAGGAGAACTAAGAACCTTTTTCGAGCGACTGCCCGATGGTGAGATCAGTTTGCATAATCAAGTGCTGACTCCTCTATCGCTCATTGTCTGCAAATATGTCGAGAATCCCGATCAGGCCGTCGAGTTGATTTATAAAATGCTCAACGGGTCCAACCATCGGGACGAGCAATCAAATGAAGTCAGGAAACTCGTCCTGTCGGGTTACGACTATTTGGGTAACCCAAACCGCTCCACCGTTAAGAAAAAAAGAGAGTCCGTTGATACCGCCCTGCAAAAGACTTACGTCGGTGATGAGAAAACCTACGAAGAGTTCATGCTGGCATCCGACCCAATCCCGTTGGGCGGAGCCGAGGCGATTGGTGGATTGTTCGAGGATGACGACGTCATATTCGTTCAGCCCGAGCTACATTCCAAGCCACTCGAGTTTTGCCGACCGGTCAGTGAATGGAGGGCGATGGATTTGAAGCCCTATCAGTACTTGACTCATAATCCATCGGTTGAGAATCCGACAGGGAGAAATGAGAGCAACCTAAGCGGCCAAAGAAAGTATCTCCTGCACGAAGTCGATGACAAGGCGATCACCTTTGAACAGCAACTTGGCCTCATCAAGCAACTCGAATCAATCGTCCCGCTCAAGATGGTTGTCTCGTCAGGTGGCAAGAGCCTTCATGCATGGTTTCATTGGAAGCCAGGTCGAAGGGATGACTTCTTGGCCCTCTCGCAAAAACTTGGTGGGGATGTTCGATTTGCCAATGGCTCTCAGCTTTGCCGACTCCCTTGGGGAACACGAAGGAAAAAGGGGGAGCCCCTGTCGGCCGAACAACCGATCATCTTTTGGAAGGACTGAGTGAATCTAATCATCCGAGCCAAGGCAGTCAGGAGATTCATTCGGCTTGGCATACCTGTTATGCAGGCAGTCGAGACAGCAGATAAATTAATGGCTGGCCGAAAGATTTATGTCCTACGAAATCAAGAAACTTTAAAGCCAACCCTCGTTTTAACGATTGGCAGAAATCACATAAAATAACAACCAAGAAAAACATGGCACGAAGAGAAGATTTTTTAACACCCGAAACACTAGCCGCCGCTGATGAGGTGGATCAAATGCTAGCAGGCATGACTCCAACATCGAGTTATCAGGAACCCGTTCCATCGGTCCATGTGAATGATGCGATTACTGATCCTTTGCCTCCCCCGACCTTCATCGATCTCTTTCAGATCATGGCCGATGCCTCCGATCCCTCCACCTTGCCACCCGTCCTAATCGAGGGGATTTTGCACAAGGGATGCAAGATGATCCTCTCGGGTTCCTCGAAGGCAGGGAAGACATTGGGCTTGATGCACCTCGGCATTGCCGCCGCAAACGGCATCCCTTGGATGGGTCATGCGATCAACAGGCAATGCAAGGTTGTATACCTCGACTTCGAGCTCAAGCCCCGCCTTGCCAAGGAGCGAATCAAGGAGATTATCAATAGCCAAGGCAATGAATACTTCCCGACCAAGAACTTTATGTATTGTCCTCTAAGGGGACAGAAGCGTTCACTCGAAGATCTCGCTCTGCATATCCAAGCAATCAAGGACTTCGAGCCCGACATGGTCATCGTGGACCCTTTTTATAAGCTAGGCGGGGATTACGATGAGAACGATGCCGGCTCAGTCGGCTTAGTCCTCGATAAGATGGAAACCTTTTCCGAAAGGCTTGATTGTGCATTCGTCTATGCCCATCACTTTTCAAAAGGAAATAAGGCCGAGACGGATCACATTGACCGAGCATCAGGCTCAGGAGTGTTTGCCCGAGATCCCGATGCCATTCTTACCCTGACTCCACACGAAGAGGATTTTCACTTGGTGCTCGAGGCCACCCTGAGAAACTTTCCGACTCCCGAAAAGAAGGTAATCGAGTTCTCATGGCCCAATTTTATTCACAAGCCCGACCTTGATCCAACTCTTAGGAAGGCGGGTCAGGCTTCCGAAAATAAGAAACTAAACACCCATTTGGCCGAAAAAACCCTTGAGATCTTGAAGATAAACTCGGTTATGGGATTGCAAAACCTCACTAATAAGTTGTCCGATCAGACCAACAATCCGATCAGCAAAGACAAGATGAGAACGATCCTCCGAATGCTCAAGGGAAAGATTGAAATTCAAGACCGAGGGCCAGGGAAAGAAACCATCTACTCGACAAGATTGCTAAGTTGAACTATTCTCTTACGAAGTTGCATTGGTTAGTAGTAGTGGTGGGCTATATATATACCACTACTACTACTAGTAGTTGAACAGGCTTGAGGAAGTGGTGGCTATCGCATGGGCTATGGGCTCGCAAGCTCGCCCATTAGCCTCGCCCTTCGGGCTCGCCTACCGCCCAAGACGATTGCCTTGTCAGGACACCGCCACCACTCCGCTTGCCAAGCCTACAAGCTCGCCAGCCTTGGGCTCGGAAAAAGAGTTATCATCGACCAACCCTCCACTCGTTTGAGCCGATTAGCCCTATTAAGCCGTTTTGTCATCGATATGAGCTTATAGGGTAAAGGGGTACGAGGGAAAGGGCATTCATAGGAATGACCGAGGAGCTTCAAGAGGGGCTTTGGGGTGAATGTGTCCGATTACCCTCCTTTCGGATGAAAGCAAGCCCTAGGCACCTCTACGAGGCTTAAAAGGGTATCCCTATGAATGCATTAAAGCCTGCAGAGCGGGAATAGCTCTAAAATCGGTAGGGAGGTACTCAGGAGGGCTTTTTAGGCTCTAGCACGTAAAAACATACCTTCGATCTATCCAATGGCCGATCTAGCACGTAAAAAGGATCGCCTTGCTCAAATGCCATCGGATCATTCGCCGTCAAGTCATTCTGAGGAATGCAGGACGGATGTGATGGACATGTCGAACAAAGGTCAATCGATCGACATGATCAATAGAGGGAAATTCTATTCGTCATTGATTAGTCTCTTCGCCAACTCGTCAACGACTTGACCTGCTGATAATTTGGTTTTGGCGGCTTGGCGGGTGATTAGGTCTCGCGTTGTCGGATCGACCATGCAATGGAATCCAATTCGTTTGACTCCTGGTCGGTTGGGTGGCCGGCCTGTTTGGTTTGGGCGTTTGCCTCCCCATTGTTTTTTATCGGTCATAAAGTTCATCCTTTATTAATTTCTTCAGCCTCATATTTAATATGTTCCCATGCCATTTCGATTATTTGACTTTTTGTAAACTCAGCATCTAGATCGTCAACGAAAAATGAGGAGCAAGTAAATTGTCCGTTAAAAGAGAAACCTTCCAAGGCATAAAAGGGGAGTTCCCATTCTCCAAAAGAGAAGACAGGTTGTTCAACTCCAACATTTAACTCTGAAGCTAATCGTTTAAGTTTTCTAAATTGCATGATATTGGCTCTTGTTCAGTATTACCTTCGCTTTCATCTTCATCTAGCCCCTCACCATGACAGTTTGGGCATCCGTACTTACCGAGCCCATCGGGGAACTCGTATTCGCAGAATTGGCAGATCATGAGAAAGCCACTTTCTGCACTTGGTCTTGCCATACTTTGAAACCTTCTTCGGTTAAAGCTGTTGAATCATCGGGATCATTCATCCCTGAACATTCAGCTAACCCCTTTTTAACCAAAGAAGAGACGATACCGCCAAATGATTTAGAGTCAGGCATCACCATTCCATCTTTAAGTTCGCAGTCATCAAGGCAGTTCGACCAAGGCGATCCGCATTCGTCAAAGCTCTCAGGCTCGGAATAGTTGGCTGGCGTATAGCAATTGCAAGCAATCATCTGAAGCATGACTAGCTCGTTAATAGTAAGTGAAATCTGTGTAGTATTGTTATTCATGCTCTCAATCTAGCTTATCTGTACAGCAAAGCAAGTAAAACATGAAAGTATTTTGAACGATTGTCAGAACTGACTCTAAATCAGTAGGCTAGGGGACAAGAAAAGTTTACGATTCTATGTCCGAAACCTCAGCATCGACCACTTTCTCATCTTTTAGGGTGGCAAGCTCGGCTCGGATCTCATCCAGGCTAAGAGATTTCTTTACTTCGATTACTTGGGTAGGCTCGCCTTCGTATTGCCTGTGCTTGTCGATTAGAATGCCGGTGGCGATCGGGAGGACTCCCGCAGGGATCTCATCGTTCTCAAGCTTCTCGATCATCTGTTCGACTGCCATCATACTAGCTGTGGCGATTAATCCCTTGAGGTGCTTCTTCGATTCCTTGAGAACTTCGGCCTCTCGAGTGCGGACTACGGCAACAGTATTGGCTGAGATCTTACAGGCCTTGGCGACTTGCTTGATTGTTGCCCCTGCTGTTAGCATTTGAACGCACTTGGCATAGTCGGCTGGTCTTTTATCGAAAAGCTTTTGACCCGTCCAAACTGCGGGGCAAGTATCTTTGACCTCCAAGTTGGCAGGTAGGTTATCGGGGAAGTGACCTCGTCTTGGTAGTTTAGTCGGCATAGGTGCTATCGGTGTAGACTTTTACAAATGATTTATCAATAGGGTATTTGGCAAGCACAATTAGACATAATGCTTAAATTGCGAAGTAGGAATCCTATAAAACTAGGAAATATAACATAAAACGGGCACATAAGCATATATTTATGCGATTTATGCCATTAGAGGGGGGGAGGGGGGTCAAAATATCGTCGGACTTTTTTACCAAGACCGATTAGTAGCCACAAAAAAATTCCGACAATTGTCAATCGCCGAGGTTACAATCAAATCGCCAATTTGTTAGATTCGAGACATGGAATGGACTCCACATCCCGCTCTCCCCGCCCTCACAAGGGAGGAAATGCTAGCAATGGAGCCCGAACGCATCCTCGAGTACTACAACACTAGAGAAGCGGCCATAGAGGCCGAACGGGACGATCCTTACCGCCACGGCTTCGAGTTAGACACCTGGAAGCTCGCCGACGATGCGCTGAAGACTCACTCGGAACTTCTGATTATGGGCGGGAATCGTTCATCGAAAAGCCATTTTTGTGCTCGAAGGGTAGTGCAAACCCTCGTTGAAAACCCCAACACAATCATATGGTGCCTGACGGAAACCTCGGCCAATTCGGTGCAATTCCAACAAAAGCTTGTTTACGATGCACTGCCAAAAGAACTTAAATCGTTGGGAAGAGGTAAGATAGGATACATAATGTGGTCGTTAAAAAACGGCTTTACCTCCCAAAAATTCACTTTACCAAACGGGAGCCAATGCATCTTCCGTAATTGGAGCCAGGACATCAGTACCATCGAAGGAGGGGAGATCGGTGTTCCGCAAAAGCCTGTAAACAATACACATAACATCGGATTTTGGGCTGACGAATTGGTGCCAATGTCATGGGTTGAGACACTTCGTTTTCGCACCGTCACCCGAAATTCCAAGGGAATAATTTCCTTCACCGCAGTAGACGGTTGGAACTCGGTAGTGAAATCGATGCTCACAGGAGCCCGCACGGTCAAGTCGGCCAAAGCGGACCTCTTAGGAGGTGAGGATGTCCCTCTCGTCCAACAGCCCTTACGCAAAGCCTCGAGCGTTGTTTACTTTCATACCTCGGCTAATCCCTTTGGCGGATGGTCGGCGATGAAGAGCCAACTCGATGGTGAGAAAAGGGACGTCATTTTATGTCGGGCTTATGGGGTCCCAACGAAGCAAAGTCGAACAGTTTTCCCATCCTTCGGTGACAAGAATATCATAAAAAAGGATGACCTCCCCGACCTCTCAGAGGCCAATTGGGTAATGTCGATCGACCCTGCGGGAGCAAAGCCTTGGTCGATGGTTCTTTTGGCCATCGATCCTCACGGAGTTGCATGGGCGGTTAAAGAGTTCCCCGATTTCGACACATGGGGTGGGTGGATTGACCTAACCAAAGAGAAAGTTTCGGGAGGCGAAGCGGCCCAACCGAATGGCTACGGCCTGCGGGATTATGCTGAGGAAATCCATCGAATGGAATCGATCTGCAATGATGATGTCATTCGGATAATCGATCCTCGTCTTGGAGCGGCTAGCTATCAAAAGGCCGAAGGATCGAGTAACATCATAGATGACCTAGCGGTTGAGGACATTATTGTTCAGCCGGCCGAAGCGTTGGACATCGAGACGGGCTTGCAGGCAATAAACAACCTATTGGCATGGGATCGGACCAAACCGATGGACTTTGACAATCGGCCTAGCCTGATGATCTCGGATGAGTGTCAGAATTTGATCGCAAGTATCCAGGCTTATGAAGTGGGCGACCTAAAACACCCCGCCAAGGACTTTGTCGATTGTGTGAGAATGTTTGCGGTCGGGAATTTCGAGTATTTCAGCGAGCAAGACCTATTAGTAACAGGTGGAGGAGGCTATTGATATGGGAGTAAGTAAGAAATGGACTAAATTGGATCGGGACCAAGTTGTTTTGCTCCGAAAGGGCGGGATGAGCTGGCCAAAGATAAGCAAGCAGACGGGCATCCCTCGATCGACTTGTATCGGTATATATAAAGAGGATGCGATCATCGTGGATGAGGTGACGCAAGTCGAGCCTCCAAAGGAGGAAATCGAGGAGGCATTCGTCCTAAAGCACGTCCCGAATCCCCGCCTCATGCTAATCGGATTCAAGGGACGTGAGGGTTATGCGAGATGCGTCAAGCGGCCCGAGGACAACCGTCCCGTCAAGAGCGTCCTACTCGTCAAACGTGTCGAAGATGACCTGTACCGACTCGTATGAGACTAGGGCTGAGTATGAGAAGCGAATCGACTCGCTCCTGCGGGAGATGGTCGTTGAGGAGGCTCTTGGGGCGATTCAGGACGAGCGCGACCCGAGGAGTTTCACGCTTCATGAAATCGCCGGCTTTTTGGGTATCGGATTCGAGACGATCAGGCGGATTGAAAGCGAGGCCCTGAGTAAATTTAAAAATGTGATGGTAAATTTGGAGGAGTAATTATGGAAGAAGAAGGAAACGGATTAAGCGTTCAGGAATTTAGCGAGAAATCGCCCGACGTTGATGACTTGAAACGAGATTTTGACGATGCGAAGGCGAACCTTTCGTTTTGGATGGATAAGGCGGAGGATGGACGGGAATGTCGATTCAACGAATGGGCGGGCAAGAATGATACGGGCAAAAAGCTCGGCCCCGAGGCATTTCCTTGGGATGGCAGTTCCGATCTCAGTCCTCAGCTCATAAATCCACTGATCGAGGGTGATGTTGCCCTGCTTGGCCAATCGCTTACTCAAGCTAACCTTGTGGCGGCTCCCGTTGAATCGGGTGACGTTGCTTCGGCCAAGCTTGTAAGCGAGTTTCTTCGCTGGCGGATGGGATCGATGGAAGAACTTCAGCGAGAAGCCGCCATCGGTGCGAATTATCTTTTACAAAATGGACTGACTTTCTTCGGCACTTCATGGAAGAGGGAAACCACTCGGACTTTTCAATCGGTCAACTTAGAGGAGATTGCTCAACAGTCCCCCGAGTTGGCAATGGCGATCCAAGATCCCGAGATGAAGGATGGAGTGGCGGCAATGTTTTCGGAAGCCTACCCAAAACTAAAGAAGGGTCGGATCAATCGAGTAATTAAAGAACTTCGAGAGGAGGGAGTGAGCGAAATTCCGACCGAAAAAGTGGTCGAAAATAGACCGTGCGTAAAAGCGTACGAATTGGGCAGAGAGATCATCGTGGACAGCAATGTGATCGACTTAGAGTCGGCTCGGGCAATTTACTGCATTCATTATTTTAGCCCCGAGGCGTTGAAGCAAAAAGTCAATGATGGATGGGACTCCGATTGGATTGACGAATTACTTGAAAATTCAAAAGGGACTTATGCCGACGAGAGCTACTCAAGCAACATGATGACATATGGCTCCGCCTCGGGCTATGGTGATGAACATTATGACGGCATGGTTCGAGTAATTGTTGCTTATCGCAAAGAGATCGACCCAACCGACGAGGTTCCTGTTGTCACACAAACTGTATTTGCCGACGAGGTGGAAGGTGCGGCCTACCACAAGCCGATTCAATATGATGAAGGGCGTTATCCGTTCGTTTGTATTACAAGGGAAAGCTTGAACCATCGCCTGCTCGACTCAAGGGGCTATCCCGAACTTTTAAAGGACTACCAATCGGCTGTTAAGGCCGAGATGGACTCACGGCGCGACCGCGCCTCGATGAGTACGATGCCACCTGTCGAATATACTGCCGGTCGGAAGCCCGAGCGGATTGGTCCAGGTGCTCAGATACCCGTGAGGCGACGGGGAGAGTCGGGTTTCTTCGAGATCCCCCGATATAGCCCCGCCTCGATGGAGGTGGAAATGCAACTCAGGCAATTAGCCAGCCGAATCACAGGCCGAGCAACTTCCGATTTGGATGCAGTCGAGGCAAACACCGTTCGACAAAACTTGGTTAATCGCTGGCTGATGGGATGGAAGCAAATCCTCAAGCGTGTATGGTGCCTAGACAGGGCTTATGCGGGCCCTAGCGTATGGTTTCGGGTTACTAATAATGAACAGGGTGCGACTCTGATCATGGACGAGACAAGCGAGCTTTATGATTTTAATATCAGTTGGAACTCGATGAATGCGGACGAGTCGAAGGTGATTGAGAAACTCGACACCGTGGGCAAGTTGATGGCTCAGTATGACCGAAGCGGACAGGCTCGCTATGACATTTACCTTCGCAAGGTAATCGAAGCCATCGACCCGAATTTGGCCAATCAATTGATTGCCCCTCAACAGGAGGCGACCGACAAGGAGATCAAGGAAACTTCGGCCGACTTCGCAAAGATTGCATCGGGACAGGTAGTGAATGCCCCGCAAAACGCCAATTCTCAACTTCGTCTGAGCGTCCTTCAAAGCATCGTCCAAGGGACCGAAGAGATCCCCGCACAGGACGTCCAAGAAAGGCTTCAACAGGACGAAGGATTTGCCGCTCGTATTAATCAATATGTTCAGGCTCTCGAGTTTCAGCAACAGCAACAACGCAATGCCCTGACGGGCCAATTGGGCGTAGCCCCTGGCAACGTGCCAGGCTCGAGCATGGCGGCGTAAAGGAGAAATACAATATGCACGGAAAAGGAAAATGTGGAATGAAAATGCCTAAGAAAAAAGCACCTAAGAAACGCAAAGTAGTACGCAAAGTAAAAAAGGGTAAGGGCTATTAAAGGGGTCAAGCATTACACTCGGGACGGGAAGGCTTGGAGCCGAGGAATGCACAAGATGAAGAATGGCGTTCTGCATTCGGGCAAGACTCATACTGCTTCGAGCAAAAAACTTTTCCATTTTGGCCAACTTTCCGACAAGGCGAAAAAGATGGCTCGGACACAACGAGGTAAATAATGCCAGCAGGAAAGCCAAGAAAAGTAAATAGCCCCCGTCGAATCCGTGCGGGTGAGCCTGGCCACGGGAAGAAGAAGTTCGTCGTCTTGGCCTCGGAGGGCGGGAAGACGAAAACGATTCGATTCGGCGATGCGAACATGAAGATCCGCAAGTCCAACCCGAATGCCCGAAAGTCTTTTCGGGCGAGGCACAAATGCGATCAGAAAAAATCAAAACTCACGGCAGGCTATTGGTCCTGCAAGAAATGGTAAAATGCCAAAAGACGCCTGCTATAAAAAAGTAAAAGCTCGAGTAAAGGTTTTCCCTTCTGCTCGAGCTTCGCAACAAATTGCCAAATGTCGAAAGTCCAAGGGTCAGGTTCGCAAGACCAAGGCGGGCTCCTCGTTAAAGCGATGGGGCTCAGAAAAATGGCAAGACACTCGGACGGGCAAGCCGTGCGGGCAGGGCAAGTCGAATGAATATTGCCGGCCGACCAAACGAGTCTCGAGCAAGACTCCCAAGACAAAATCGGAGATGAGCAAGAGCCAATTGAAAAGAAAGAAGGCCGAGAAAAGTAAGGTCGGCATGGGCCGCCGAGTAACCCCTGTGAAAAGAAAAAAATGACTTTAAGCGATGCAATACTAAGCCTAAAAGGCCGAGATGATTTTGAAGTAGTCCGAAAATTTATAGAAGACCAAAAGGACTTTTGTTTGTCGGACTTTCAAGATCCCGAGTTGATCGACAACCCAAGCAAGCTCGCTCGATTGGCGGGCGAGATCGGTGGATTGGTCCGCATCGTTGAAGCTCTAAAAGATCCCGATGAATCCGACACCCCATGAACAGTTTAAACGAGCCCACAGGGCTTTGCTGAATCGATGGATCGAGGAGTCTGACATCGAGGATGTTGAGTTGGCCAAGATTGCAGTCAACGATTTAAACGAATGGCTCGATGAGGAAAGCGTTGAGTTCGAGGCGGATTTTGAAGTTGATGAATGAAAATCCAAAACTATCAACTCGGGGCACTGTACGAGGCCGAGTTCGAGGCTGAAAGCCTGCGAAGAAAATTCATCCCCAATCGCCCCACTTATCCCGTTAGTTGGGATTTTTTAGTGGACTGCCCTAAAGGGCTTCTGAAAGTCCAGGTCAAGGGGACTTCGTCTATGGGAACCGACAAAAGCTATAAAATCATGGCAAGCACAGGCTCCCGAGTAAAAAAGCCAATCGGTGACGAGGTTGATGTTTTAGCCTGCTGGATCGATCCCGTCAGATGTTGGTACATCATCCCGACGAGCATAAAGCCGACAGTCACGATTCGCCTGTTCGCATCGACCAATCGATCATCCTCGAAATACGAAAAGTATCGGGAAAATTGGTCCCCGTTTTACGCCCACGGGTAATTTTCCCGACCTCTTGCGAAAATTGGAATTGGCGGACCATCAGGCCCGCAGAAATCCAAGAGAGTGCGAACTCTTCAAACGCAGGAAAATATGGCAGAGACAGAATCGACCGAGGCTTCGGGTGTAACAACGGAAGCAGAAACAGAAACGCAGGGACCAATCACCAATCTTGAGCAATTGACGGCATCGTTCGTCGAGAAGGTCGAGGAAAGTGAGGAAGCCCAACAGGAAGCCGAAGCTTCGACCGAGTCCGAGACTCAGTCAGCAGATGCGGAATCCGACAAGACAGACGTTCTTTTACAGTCAACCGAAGAGGAATCGGAAGAGGAATCGGAGGAAGTAGTTGAGGAGGAGGAGGAAGAAGCTGAAGAAGCCGAAGCCGAGCCACCCAAAGCAGTAGGCAAGTTGCTCAAGCAAGTTAATAAACTAACTGCTCGAGCGAAATCCGCAGAGGAAAATGCCAACGCTCTGAAGGCCGAGATTGACGCTCTAAAAGCCAATCCACAATCCGCTACTGAACCGCAAAAGCCGGCACTTGAGGATGTAAATACCTTTGAAGGTTTGGAGTCCTTAAGAAAGGAAGCTTTAGCGGCCAAGAGGTGGAGCCTACAACATATCGGGAAAGACTTCGTAGAATCGGGGGGGAAAGAATATTCGGATGAGGACATTCGAGGAATACTGACTCAAGCCGAAGACTATCTAACCGAGAAGATCCCCGAAAGGGCTCAACATCTTCAGTCCCAAGCCCAATGGGCTAAGGACACTTCAGCAACTCATCCGTGGATCGAATCGAGCGAAGGCTTTGAGGATCGAAAAGAAATTTTCGAGCAAATCAGAAACCAATATTCGCAAGTTCTAGGATCACTCCCGAACGCTGATTTTGTAGCGGCCACCCTCGCAAGAGGAGTCGAAGCAATTCAAGCGGAAAATTCAAAGGTGAGCAAGGCACCGACCAAGAAGAGAAAAGTCAAAGCCCCACCGCCTAGCGAAATCGGAGATTCCTCGCCACCCGTCAGCACGGCGGCCACTCGGTCAACTGTAGAAAAATCGAAAATTTTGGAGCGAGGAAGACTCTCGGAAAACGATCTTGCCGCATTTCTTGCGGACTAAAATTTACAAAACTTAAAATAAAGGAATATATAAAATGGCTATTGCAACAAGCTACAATGTTCTCAGTACCAAAGGTGCTAGGGAAAATTTAGAAAATGTGATGAAGACGGTCTCTCCACACGAGACGCCAATTTACAGCACAATCTCCCAATCCGCCGCTCCAAAGGCGACTCTTAACGAATGGCTCGTCGATTCACTCGCCGACCCTGCTGGCTCTTCTGCCGCAACGAATGCTGATGGCGTTGACATCACTTTGTCGAATGCCGCCAACTTGATCGATACACGGGCTAGACTCGGAAACCGAGTTGCCACCCTTCGCGACATCTTCGCTGTTTCACGTCAAGCGGAGATGGTTGATGTGGCTCCAGGTGGTTCACTCTTTGCCGCATCTAAGGCCAAGAGCTTAATCCAACTCAAGAATAGCCTTGAAGTGGCAATCGCGTCGAATAACGACCAAGCCGCAGGGGACGCTAGTAATGGCGCCACAATGTGCGGACTTGGAATTTGGTCCGACCCAACTGCAACAGGTAACACCTTCGACACATCCCTCAAGCAGGGCTTCCGTGCCGTGAGTGGGTCTCGAGTATCTCTCGCATCCTTGACCGAATCCGCTTTTCGTGGATTGCTTCAAGCCGTTTACACCGCCGCAGGTTCCAAAGGTAGTTTCAAACTTTTTGCTGGCCCAAATTGTGTAAACCGAATAACCGACTACACGAGATCCACGACTGCAAACAGTGATTTCAACTTCAACCAAGATGTCAAAGACGGCATCTTGAAGTTGAGTGTCGTTCAGTATGTATCCGACTATGGAGTTGTGGACATTATACCGACTTTGTGGAATGGACGTCGGGACGCAGGAGCCAGCGGAACAAGTACCGCCCTCGGTACCGTAAACACCGACAGAGGTTACCTCCTCCCATCGGATGACACTGTTTCGCTCAAGTTCCTCGAAGGAATGACCATTCAGGATCTTCCTGACAACGGAGCTGGGCAAAGGGCCTTCTCAGAGTGTATGGCCACCATTAGGGTTTCCAACCCTCGCGCACTTGGTTCAATCGTTTAATTTTCGCTATTGTTATTAGCGTTTTAATGGTTGTGTTTTGGGGAAGCCGATTCATGGGGTATCGGCTTCCCCTTTTCTTTTTTAAAAGATGAGTCTTAACATTATAGTAAAGGGTGGAAAGCGAAGTGGTGGAACGTCGGCCGAGGAGATGGCCGCCTATCTTGCCAAACGAGTAGATCGGCAAGCCGAGCAAGAAAAAGCGGGCTACCGAGACAGGGCATTGAAAGCCCGCAAGTATGGCCAATCGGTTGGCGGCGGGAAAAACTTTCGTGCTGTTCGTTCAGTGGACATGGCCACGTATATGAGGCATGAACAGGAACGTCCTGGCTGTATGTCCGATCCCACGTATTCCAAAGACTTCGCCAAATCGAACCCCGAAACGGTAATCGGAAGCTAGATGAGGATAGTAACCTACGATCAATTGAAGACTCGATTCACCTCGGCCATCGGAGGGGATCAACTTTTGGATTCGGAGGAGACGGCATTCAAGAACAGCT